AAGTTTAACGTTAAACTTAAAAACATTTCTTTTGTCATCAATGATTTGAACTTTAAAATTCAAAAATCCCAAGTTTTACCTTCAAAAAGACTTGCGTGGTTAAACTTTCCCGTTTATTATACGCACAAATATTAAACAAAGATGTTTAACAAACGTAGGAAATAGCCATGCAAAAAAATACAGCAACAGAACCATTAAAAGATTGGCATCGTGCTGATGTAGTCGCCGCCTTAAAACGAGTAGGTTGGACGGTGCGTTCGTTATCAAGAGCAAATAAGTTGTCTGAATATACGCTTTATACTGCGCTTGACCGCTCTTATCCCAAAGGCGAAAAGATTATTGCAGCAGCATTAGGGCTGGAGAGTAAAGATATATGGCCAGAAAGAGAAGCTAAACGTAATTTTAAGCCCGCTCTTTTATACGAACCGCCATTTTCATTATAGCAAAAATGATTAAAGCAATTTAAAGTGAAAGTTTAATTATGGAAAATGGGAAAAATTTTTTAAGCGCATCAGAACTGGAAAAAATGCAACTACCTATGTTGCCAAAGACAAAAAAAGGGATAGTAGAAAAGGCTAAACGTGAAAATTGGTTTGCACGCAAACGCAATAAAGTAGGCGGCGGCATGGAATACGCCGTATCCAGCCTGCCCCCCGCAGTCCAACAAGCCATTCTCCAAAAACAAACCGCCGAGCTTCTTTCCCAAGCCCGGCAGCCTGAAAGCACTTTTCCTGCGCCAAAAGAAGCACAGCTTCCCTTGTTGTTGGAAGACAACACTTCTGCACTGAATGCACTTACCCAAAAGCAAAAAAGCTGCGCTGCTGCACGTTGCGCCATTGTCCAAGACATTTTGCATATCGGTAATTCGCTTAGTTTATCACGCAAACGCGCGGTTGCCTACTTTTTGGAGCAGCTGCACGCGGGCACGCTGCCCGAGCGGTTAAGCCGTTTGGTCGGCATTGCCAATGCGCGCAACAATGCGCGGCGCATGGTGAGCCCGCGCACGCTGGCAAGCTGGGTGGATGCTTATGTGCAGGCGGATAAGGATGCCAACCGCCGTTTGCTGGCGTTATCGCCCGCCGCCACCAAGCTGGAGCGTTTGCCTTTTGCGGAAGACTGGCTGCCGCGTTTTGTGCAATGGCACAAGGTGCCGCAAAAGCCTGCGCTGGCGCACAGTTATGAGCGTTTTAAAGCGCAATGGCTGGCTGATGGGCTACCTGAAAACGAATTGCCCAGCCTGCGCAAGGTGCATCGGGTGTGGAACAAGCTGCCCAAAACCTTCCGCGAGCAGGGGCGCAGCACGGGGCAAGCGTATTTGACGCTGCTGCCTTATGTGAAGCGCGACTGGCATGTGTTGCAGCCCAACCAAGTGTGGATTGTGGACGGGCACAGCTTTAAGGCGCGGGTGAAGCACCGCGATCACGGGCAGCCTTATGTGCCGGAGATTACGCTGGTGGTGGACGGCTGCACACGCAAGATTTTGGGGTTTAGCATCACCACGGGGGAAAGCAGCAAGGCGGTTGCCGATGCTTTGCGCATGGCTTTGAAGCATGGCGGGCTGCCGGTGCTGGTTTACAGCGATAACGGCAAGGGCGAAACGGGGCGCGATATTACGGGCGAACTCACCGGCTTTTGCCCGCGCTTGGATATTGAGCATAAAACGGGCACGCCCGGGCGGGCGCAAGGGCGCGGGATTATTGAGGGCTTGTGGGATATTACGCTGATTAAGCAAGCCAAAACCTATGCCAGCTATCACGGCAAGGATATGGATAAGAGCGCGGGGCATCTGATGTATCGCAAAACCAATAGCTGGGCGAATGCCGAGATGAAAGGCAAGCTGCTGACCGAGGAGCAACGGCGATACCAAAGCAAAATGCCCAGTTTCCAGCAGTTTTTTGCCGATTTGCTGGCGGTGTTAGACGAATACAACGCCAAGCCGCACAGCGCGCACCCGAAAAAGCCCGACGGAGCGCATTACAGCCCGAACGAATATTGGGATTACCGCATGGCGCAGCTGCCGATTGAGCAACGCCCCGAGCAGATTAGTGAAGAGGAAATGCGGCTACTGGAGCGCAGCATGGAAGCGCGCACGGTGCAACGCGGCTGGATACAGTTTAACCACGCCGGCTATTTCAGCACTGCGCTTGCACCGTATGACGGGCAAAAGCTGCTGATTGCTTACGATTGGGACGATGCCAGCCATATTGAGGTGTATCAGCCCGATGGGCGGTTTGTGTGCACCGCGCAATTAAACGGCAACACCCGCGCCGCGTTTGAAAACGTGGACAGCATGGCGGATACGCAGCGCAAAAAACGCGTTGCCAAGCAGATTACGCGCAAAAACAACCAAATCCAGCGGCTGCAAATGGATATTAACGGCGGCAATGTGATTGAAAACACGCCTGATTTTGCCCAGATTTTGCCGAGCGAGCCTGTGCCAGCGAATGAGCATGAGTTTGATGTGTGGAATGGGGTGGATTGGCGCGATGATGAAGAGAGTGCGCCTGCTAAGAAACAGTATTTTAATTTTGGATAGAAAAGGGAAAAAACCATGAAATTACAACAACGATTGGCGCAGTTTATGCAGGCGCACAATGTGTCGCAAAACCAAGTTGCCAAGGGGATTGGTAAAAGCGCGGCAGCGGTGAACCAATGGCTGCAAGGCAAGTATGCGGGCGACAACGATGCGTTGGAACAGCTGATTGGCGCTTATTTGAGCCGCGAACAAGGACGCTTGGCAGTTAGCCGCTTGGCAAAGCAATGGGTGGAAACCGCCACCGCCAAGCGCATGCTGGGGCTGCTGACCGCCGCGCACCGCGACCGCGAAAACGCCTTGCTGTATGGGCAGGCAGGCATGGGCAAAACCACCGCGCTGCGCCATTACGCCGCCGAGCATCCTGATGTGGTGTTGATTGAAGCGATGCCCACCTACACCCCCGCCGTGGTGCTGAAAACCATTGCCAAGAAGCTGGGGATACCCGTTTCAGGCAGCATGAACGACATCAACGAAGCGATTTTGGGCAAGCTGACGGACAGCGGGCGCATGATTGTGGTGGATGAAGCGGAGAACCTGTCCACCAAATCGCTGGAAATTTTGCGCCGCTTGCATGACAACGCTGATGTGGGCTTGGTGTTGGCAGGGATGCCGCGCTTGCGCAGCAATTTGATGGGACGGCATGGCGAGCTGGCGCAGTTGTTTAGCCGCGTGGGCTATGTGTTGGAGCTGCCTGAAAGCATGGCGGATAAGGAGTTGGCGCAAATTTGCCAACACACGCTGCCTGAATTGAGTGAGGTGTTGAGTAATAAGATGGTGCAACGCGCTAATGGCAGCCCGCGCCGCTTGTGGAAAATGATGACGATTGCTGACCGCACCAGTAAGGAAACGGGCGATGCGATTAACGCCGATATGTTGGAGCAGCTGGACAAAATGCTGTTGAAAAACTGATGGTTATATTTTTTTGCCTGTTGATTTTTGTAACTATTTGATTTTAAAGGAAACGATAAAATGAGCAATGTAAACAATCTGCGCAGATTGTGGCGCGATTTGGCGATGCTGGTGGCAGGGATGCTGGCAGGGATGATGATGACGGCGGCGAGTTCGCATGCGCAGCCGCCTGTGCAGCCGATGCCTGTTGCAACAGCGGTGGAAAAGAATTGCGACACGCTGTGGAACACGCCGTATGCGGATTTAAGCCCTGCCGAGCAGGAAGCGCGCTACCAATGCGACGAAGCGGAAGCGCTGGTGGACAGATGGGCGGCGGCGAGCGGGGAGGAGCAGCTATGACGCATTACACCCTTTACCTGCCCAGCGATACGCACGAGCCTTTGCCGATTGGCACGATTGACTATCGCGCGGCTGCCAACCAAGCCATTTTGCAGTTAGACGGCAGCAAGGAGCAGACGTTTTACAGCGTGGCGGCGGCGATGAAAAGCGTGCAAAACCGTTATCCCAACGCATTTTTGGAGGAAGTATGAGCGAAGTGATTAACCGCTACACCGTGCAAATCCATGTGCATTATGACCGCGAAAGCAAGCGATATGGCTGCACGGTGCGCAATCTGGCGGGCGAGCTGCTTTGCCCTGAAGCGCAAACCAACTATCCCGCCCAAGCGGATGCCATTTATCAGGCCTTGCATCATTTGGCATTGGAAAACAATTTTTCAGGCTGCCTAAAAGAAGCGGAGTGTTAAATGAGCATCGCCGAGCAAGAACCTGATTTAGCCAGCGAGCTGCGCTACGCCCGCAGCGCCATCTGGATGGTGGCGCAGATGGGCGGTGAACATACCACGCTGTTGATGCAATACATTGGCTGGTTTGCCCCGCCGAATGGCAAATTGAGCTTTGGCGAGATTTACCAGCATTTAACCGCGGTGCAAGCGATGTTTAACGACAGCACGGCAGCGCAATGGCAGGCAGCCTTGCGGCAGATGTTGACGGATAAGGTTGCAGGCAGCCTGAAAATGCCGCTGAGCGACCATTTGACGTTGGAAGATTATTTAGCGGCGGCAAGCATGGCGGGTGATGGGCAGCCTGAAAACGAAGCCACATGGCATGAAGCGTCCGAGCCAATCCCTCAAACGCCAAGCTCACCGCCCCACGCTGCCAGCAGCTATCCCGAGGGCACGCGGCTAATGCCCAAGCCTGATCCGCCACCCGCTGCCGCACCGCCCAGCGCAGAGCAAAAAGCCAGAGCGCATAAGCTGTGCCAACAAATGCAACAAGCCTGCCACCGCGCACGGCGATAGGCAGCCTGAAAAGCAAAAACCGATTTTTTAACCCTACGGCAAGCAAGCCTTGCCAAGCAACAAAAGGAAATAGCCATGACTATTAATTTGAGCCAATACAAAACCGATGCCAAAGGCAATTTAATCCCCTTGGTGAATATTAAAGAGATAGATTTGGCGCGCGATGATTTGGTGCGTGAAATCTTTGCCGCCGTGCAGCCTGCAATGGACGCACTGGATAACGCCAAGCAACGCGCCATTGCCGATGTGCGCGCCTTTGTGGAGCTGTCGGCAGAAAAATACGGCGTGAAGCCCAGCAAAAAAGGCAACATCACGCTCACCAGCTTTGACGGCAAATTGCGCGTGAACGTTGCCATGAAAGACGTGATGATGTTTGATGAGCGGCTACAAGCCGCCAAGGCATTGATTGATGAATGCCTAAACGAATGGACACAAGACAGCCGCTCGGAATTGCGCGTGATTGTGCAGCAGGCGTTTGACGTGGATAAGGATGGACACATCAGCACCGCCAAAGTGCTTAGCCTGCGCAGCCTGAAAATTGAAGATGCCAAATGGCAATGCGCCATGCAGGCTTTGAGCGACAGCCTGCACACGCTGGCGACGCGCGAATATGTGCGCCTTTATCGGCGCGATGAGCGCACGGGCGAATGGGCGTTGTTGGGCGCAGAGGGGCGGGCGTGATGAGCAACCATACATCGTTTTCGCATAGCAAAGATGCCGACCTGTATCTGAAATTGACCGCAAATAGTGGTTATAAATCCGAAGAAACCCACCGCATCAGTCCAGACCAATGGGCACGGATACAGGAGATTTTGAATGAGCAGGAGCAATCATGAACAACGAAATCAAACTGCACGCCAATAGCTCGGTGGGCGATATAGCGGTGGATGGTTTAAGCCTACTGGATGTGCTGAATGTGTGCAATCTGGCGATTGCGGGCTTGCCTGCCCTTGTGGATGCCATTCAGCAAGGCGCGCCGCGTAGGAGCTTGCCGCGGATGTGTGGCGGTGTGCGGCGGTTTTTGGCGGCGGCGCAACAAGCGGCAAAAGATGAGCCTGAATTGCTGGCGGCGGTTGAAAAGACCATGCAGCAGTTTGAGCTGGCAACGGCGTTTGCCGAGAGTGAGATTAGTGTTAAACATTAACAGGAGTAAAAAAATGAATGAGCAAGAAATGAAAGTGATTGCCGATTTTTTATCGTGCTACGACCTATGGGGCGCATTACGCGATTTTTGCTTATGCGGAGATATTGAATTAGAAGCCGCCATTTTTGAAAAATTGGAGCAGGTAAAATGAAAACCATCATTGTCATAGAGCATGCAAACAACCGCATTGAAGTGAACTTGCAATCCGACCAACTGCTGCCTAAAACAGCGGAGGAAGACGCCGGCGACATTACGCAAGAAATCGGCATCATTGCCATGGCGTATATCAAGCGCGAGATGGAGGGTGTTTTAGGCAAGGCTGTCAAAATGGATGCCCCATGGAGAAAACACTATGAACCGCTGAATTAAAAAAGAAGGCAGCCGATGGCTGGGCTACGAGCTGCTGCTGCCCGTGCATTATTACAGGCGTTACCACTAGCCGCGCCGCCGCGTGGTGGCGCAGTTTGATGACTTGACTGATGCCATCGCATGGCTGGATGGCGTGGCAGCCTGAAAACGGCTAAATCCCAAATCCAAGCGGGTTGCTTGCAGCCCGCTTCAATTTGCGATTTAAAACATGACAAAAACCCTGCAAAAGTTATTGTCATTTGTTTAAAAAAGCCGTATAGTAAAAAAAGGTGCTCAAAACACCTTGATTACTAAGCGGTACAAACACCCCGATAGCGTGCTTTTTTTGCGCCTTGGGGTTTAGGCAGCCTGAAAACGGCTGCCCGAAAAGTTATGACCGAGTGTGTGAGGAATACAATACCCGATAAGGGGAATAACTCCGCCGAGCTTAGTACGGTTTTGAGCACTTGGTCGCCTATTTCAACCGTCATCAAATTGATGACAGTTGAAAAAACAGGCAAATCAATCAACCACCTATCAAAAAGGTACTAAGATGTCTAATCAAATTCTTTCTTTTAACGCCGATACGCGCGTTACTCTAATTACCCACAACAACCGTTACTGGCTGACCGCCGAAGATGTTGGGCGTTGCTTGGGCTATGGCGCAGGCAACGAGCGCAAGGGCGTGGTTTCCGTATTTAATCGCCACAGCGATGAATTTTCAGGGGAAGATACCTGCGTCGTCAATTTGACGACGCAGGGTCAAGCCCGACAAATCCGCATTTTCTCCCAAACAGGCTGCATCAAACTGGGCTTTTTCTCCAACACCCCCACCGCCAAGCAATTCCGCAAATGGGCGGCACGTGTGCTCTCGGGCGATATACAGCCGCACAACAGCCAACTGGAAGCCTTGAAAGCCGCCTATCTTGCCGCCAACCCCGAAGCCGCCAAGCTGCTGCGCTATTTGGAATTTGGTATGTTAAGCCATGCCGAAATGGGCAGACTGATTGGCATTTCCGCCAATAGCGTGCGCCACCGCCTGAAAAAGCTGGCGCGACTGGGCTTGGCAAAATATGACCCCAATCCCGTGTTATCTGAACGCGGCAGGCTGGGCAATGCCGCCAAGCGGGCGCAGCAGGCCTTTTTGGCGCAACAGCAAAACTTGGATTTGGAGGGCTGAACCATGCAACTGCCGCAAGAAGAGTTAAACCAAATCACCAGCACTTTGCTGGAAATCAGCCAGGTAACCGATTGGCTGGCGGGCTTGAATGCCGAAAGCCGGGAAGTATCCAATGGTTTGTCTTGCATTTTGGTGGATGTGCGCGATAAAGCAGACCATCTGCTGAATATGCTCTCTTACCACTAAATCCGTCCTGATTGACCGCCCGAAAGCCCCTGCTTTCGGGCGGTTTTTTGCCTTTCAGGCTGCCTTTTTTGGTATAATTGCCGCAGATTTTTATTTTTAATTCAAGGAGAAAGCGCGTGAGTCATGCCACCACCCATCGCCAAAAAATGATCAGCAAAATCCATATTGCCCAACAACAACTGGGGCTAGACGATGATGTGTATCGCGACCTGCTGGCGCAAGCCACGGGGCTGCGCAGTTGCAAGGATATGGCGGACAACGAGCTGGCGGCGGTGCTCAACCTGTTGCAGCAAAAGGGCTTTGGCGCGGATGGTGGCGCGAAGGGCTATCAGCGCACGCCGCTGCATTTTGCCGAGCATGGCGCGATGATGCGCAAAATCGGCGCATTGCTCACGCAAACGGGTAAAAGCTGGGCTTATGCGCACGGCATCGCACGCAAGATGTTTGGCGTGGACACGGTGCAACGCTGCGATGCGGAGCAGATGCGCAAGGTGTTGGCGGCGCTGAATTATCAGGCGCGGCGCACGGGGCAGAAGGCAGCCTGAAACGGGGTTTAAATTAGGTTTAAACAGGCAAAAAAAAAGCCCACGCATTGGGCGCAGGCGTATTCAAATAACAGTATCGGTTTGAATTTTAACACAGAATACGGAGCGCGTGATGCAGATTAACGAACAAAACAGCATGGCAGACTTTGCCGATTTATTGCATTTGCTGCCGCCGAGCTTTGCAGGCATTGTGGCGATTGTGGGCGTGGAGCGGGCGTTTTTGCTGGTGAAGCATTTAGGCGGCACCAGTTTTAAAATTGGCGCAAACAAGCGCAAGGGCGGCAAGGTGTTGCATTTTGCCTTAGCCGAATGGGTGGGCGAGGTAAACGCCACGCGCATTGAAACCGCGCTCAAAGGGCAGCGCGAGCTGTATATTCCCAAATGCGAAGCCCTGTTGCGCGAAATGCGCAATCGCCAAATCCGCCACGATTTTGATGGGCTTACCCTGCAAAAAATGCCGATGAAAGCGCATTTGGCGATTAAAAACTTAGCGCGGCAATATCAGTTGAGCGAGCGTATGGTATGGGGCATTGTGAACAGCCCGCCTGCCGCGCCGCAATCTGCCACCCAAATGGGCTTATTTGCCTAAACCACACATCACTATTTAAACCGAACCGCCAAGCGTGCCGCCTTGGCGGTTTTTTTGTGTGCTGAAACCCTGCCTGCCGCTTGGCAGGGCACGCCGCCCTAAAATCGCGTATCTGTTTTTAAAACCTTTTGGAGCGGCAATATGACCCAAATCACCGAACATTTTTCCCTTAAAGAGCTTACCCGCAG